GAACCGCGCGTCAAATATAGGGTCAGTCCCCACGGTCTTCGTACAAGAAAGAAAACCTTTTAAATGGGGGGATATTTATATTTTTTAAAGTTTCCGCAAATCAACCGGATTTCCGGAATCATCAAATAAACAATTTAATTTCGGAATATTTTTTGCATCAATGAAATGCCCTTCTTGTTCATCATGGCATCGCTTGCAATTGCCTTCCATCAAGCAATGATTCAATGCAATATCCGGATCGTTTATGTTGGCAGGCGTTAAAGTAATTTTGTGATGCACAATGTAAATCGGTTCTTTGTGGCATACCTCACACATGCCGCCATCAATCAACGTGCGCTTTTGTATGTAAGCTTTCCGGCATGCCTTCCATGCCTTGCTATTATAAAAGGGCTTCGCCCATTCCTGCGCCATTGTCTGCACCTCCTGCGCATGGAAAAAGCCGCTATCAATTGACAACGGCTTTTTTGAAATATGGGAGATTTATGAACTTTACTTTTTTTCACGATATGAATATAACATGGTTTTTTGTCCTCTGCGTGTGGTATTTTATAAATCTTAATTTGCCGTTGCCTTTTTAAAAGCCCAATAGCATTTTTCCGTCATATACAATTTGCCTTCAAAGTGTATCACTTCATCATGTTTTTGCACTTCCACCCGGCGCACGCCATATCTTTTTAACCACTTTTTATTGATTCTTTTCTTTTTGTGTTTTCTAACTTGATATATCCTAGTTGTAATAATTATTGGTGTGCCGTAAATCATAACGCCCGAATCCATTTTTGCCCCTCCATCAATTAAACCATTTGCAACTGCTCCGCCGCTTCCGCCGCATACTGCTTCCCGACTTCTTGAACCAAAACATGCTTCAATGCCTGCTCCACCGTCAAGCCGTATGATTTACAATACCGATCAACGCTTCTTTTGAAATCCTTGTTTTCCTCGTACAACTTTTGAAAATCCATGTTCCGCCCTCCTATTGAACTAACTCGTTATAAATCCCGATTGCCTGCCGCAAAAATACTGTTTCAACAATCTTTTCATCCCCTGCGTAAACTTCGTATTTGTTGCCGCCCCTTGGATTGGCGAACCATATCAAACGAAGTGCGCCGCATTTCGCAATTATGATTTCATATGTTCCCACGTTCTCATATTTGATTTTATTTGCTTCGGTCATTCTGCGCCCTCCTGCTCTAAACAATCACGCTTGCAAATTGTGAATGAAAATCCGTTTGGAATAATAACCGCGCCGCCCTTGATTTGATTGATAACATCATTGCGAACCTTTTTAACATCGCGCGGATGCAATAATAATTCGGTTTTTAAAATCAACACTTCATCTTTATTGATTGTTATAGGATCCATCATTTGCCCTCCTGCTCCTGCTCCTTCAACTTCTTATCCAAAATAAAATAAAACTTCCGGCGGCTATTATAGTAGCGATCCCTTTCGCATGGGATATCCTTTCGCACTTTTAAAATGCTGAATGAAATGTCTTTGTTCGTTACTGCATACAAGATATATTCCCACAACTCCGGATCCGCCGCCCTTGCCGCCTGCTCGATCATCCGGCATTTATGAGATAATGCCGCGCATTCGATGGCGATGTTCTCCGTTGGATTGCCCGGATTCCCGGATGCAGGCATGCCCGAATACTGCATGCCCTTCAAGGGATTCCGCTTCGCCTGCAACTTCTGCCGCCATTCGTCATACTGCAAACAAAAATAATATAATTCCTTGAAGCGGAAATCGCTTATATTGTATTTATCTTTATTCAATGCCCTAACATTCGCCATCCCTGCGCCCTCCTTCCGCTGATTGGCAATCAATTTGTTTGACGGTTGATGCGTTCAATTGTTTAATAGTATTATTCAAAGAAATCGGAAGAACTGCTTCTTTCTTCGTTCGTTCTGCTAACTGCTCATAAATCATGCGGAAATTGGCGCGATCGTGATTGTTGTTTTCGCTTAAACATAAATTGCGCCATCCTAACCGCTTAACGCATGTTTGCGTTAATTCGTCCATCGTTTGCAGGGCTTCCGATTCTCGATAAAACCCAAAACGGCGAATTGCCTGCAATACCTTTTCCCAACCTTCGCCCCAATCCGGAAGATCCCCGGCGCAAATGGTTGTTGCGATTTCGCGCAAATCGGCGATTGTTGGCGGAAACTTATTCAAAGAAATATATTTTTGTATTGCGGCATTCAAAACGGTATATTGCAGATCCTTCAACAAGGAATACCAAATTTTTATTGAATCCGCATCCGGCAAGAATCTTTCCGATGTGTAAACGGCTTTCATGCCTTTAACAAGGATTTTAAATTCATCAAATGTCATCGATCCAATCAAGCCTTCCTTTCTCTCCTGCGGCATTGCCTGCATTATTGTATTGCATGCCCTGCGCATTGTTCTTCAATGGGAAAATCCCTTGCCATCCGTTCAAAATGGATTGATTCAAAATTTCAATCTGTTCTTCTTTCCGGGAAGATAATTGATTCAATTTATCAATCATTAATTGAATTGCTCTTTCTGTCATTGGCTTGCGAATCTTCTTTCGAAAATCAATGAAAGAAAGAATTGCGGCATTCAAATCATCATCCGCGACATAGGAAGCGGAATTGTTTTTCTTTTTCTTTCTCTTCTCTTCCTCTTTTTCTTCCTCTGCGGCGTTACATTCCGTTACACCTTCGTTGCATGTAACGTTACAACCAAGCGCAAGCCGCTGATTTTCGCGATGCTTCGCAACTCTTTTTCGTGTTTGCTCTCTGATTTTCTCCAATCCATCTATATTTTGATGCTTTTCCCAATTCGGGATTGTATACACTTCATTTCCGGAAGGATCTTCGATAATCTCAATCATTCCGAACGCTTCAAAAGTTGATAAAGCAAGTCGAACGGTAGCCAAATTGCGCCGGAAGATTGTTGCAAGCATTTCTTCTGTATAAGGAATTTTGCCGCCCATCACGAAAACGCCGCAATTGTTTTCCCTGCCTGCCATGCAAAGCAACTTGAACCAAATAACAAGAATCGTGTCGGCTTCCGGCATCTGCTCAATCAAAAGAATTTTTTCATCGGCGAAAATATTCGTTGCGATCTTAATCCATTTAATATCCGCATGCGTTTTTTTACCCATTGTTTGCCCCTCCCTTCATCATTTGTCTTGCAGGATATAAGGCGTAAAAAATACTTTTTGCCCGGCTCTCCTGCTGTTTTACGAATCGTTCTAAACATGCCTTTTCGTGTTCTGTGGGCTTGTCCGGATAAATCCAATACCCGGATCCATCATCATTTGAAATGATGATTGTTTCCCGGCGCGCTTCCTCTATCAAGCGGCGGACAACTCGATCATTCAATCCGGTTTTCATGCAAAGACTTTTCCGGGAAATTGCATTTGCGCATCCCTTGGGAATATATTCGATAATGTTCATTGTTCTTCTTCCTCCGTTTCCGGCAAATTCATGTATTGCCCCGATTCCCATTTGTAACGCTCCATTTCCTGCAAGCATTCATCAAATGTCATTTGGTTTTCGCAAAAATAATCGCTTTTTGAAAAATCAATCATTTTAAAATTTGATCCTTTCCAATTTGCGCCGCTTCTCTTCATCCGTTGTCTTGGCATATATGCGCGTTGTTTCAAGTGAATTATGCCCCAATATATCCGCCAATTCTGCGATGCTTCCGTTGTACTCTTCCAAAAACATTTTCGCGAACAAATGCCGGAAGCTGTGCGCATGAACCTTGTTTTTGCTTACCCTTGCAACGCCTGCGATCTTCTGCATCCTGCGCCAAATCGTGCTTTTTGCCATCATTTTGCCCGGCGTTCTGCAAAAGAATATAATGCCGGATTTTATGCCCTTATTGCGGCAATATTGCCGGATTTCGCGCGCCAAGTCCTGCCGAATGATGATTGATCGTTCCTTGCCCTTGTTCCGAACGTGAATATAATTTGTTTTCACATTCTCAACGGTAAAGAATGATAATTCTTCAATGCGGATCCCGGTCATGGCAAGAATTTTCATAATCAAATATGTATCTTCTTGATTCATGCGCCGGGCAAACCGCAAAAGCCGCTTGAAGTCTGCAAGGGATATGATTTCGCTATTGGATGCCGCATGTTGCTTCTTCAACTGCTTAACCTTGCAATCATCAATTCCGCAATAATACAAGAATTTATTGATCGAAATAATATAATTGTTGATTGTATTCGTCCGGAATTGCAGATCTTCAAGAAGATGCCGTTTAAAATCAATTACAACGGTTTTTTCGATCTCTGCATCATCCGGAAGCCAATCAATAAACAATTCGATATTATGCGCATACTTTTTCAATGTGTTTCCGGATTTTTCTTCCTCGGAAAGATCAACCATGAAATGCGGCAATTTTTCTTTTATCTCTTCTTTCTTCATCCTGCATCATCCTTATACAAATAACACCACGATTGCGGCGGACGTTTTAACCCGGTTGCAACTTCAAGCGGAATCGGCGTTTCGTATTCAACAACGCTTCCTTCCTGCACATGCCAACCGCAAAGAGCGCGCCCCCTTGAATAATGGTTCAATTCTTCTTCCGTCAAACAACTGCCTTCCACAAGATGCGCCGGGCGGATTGTCTGCCGGATCTCGTCGCAATCGAATTTGCCTACAACGCCGATCCCCCCGGTTACATATACAATCACGCGGAACGGATAGAACACGTTTTGCGGCTTTACTTTTCGGATTTCAAGCGTTTTCTTGCCGCTTTTAATCAGATCCCAATATTCCGGATGGATTGAATGTAAAATTTCCTGCATCATGCTTCGCCCTCCTGCTTTACTCTAATTTTCACTTTTACCATAATCGATGCCGAAAACAATGAGATCTTTGCCATCTGTATAAAATGGCTTGATGCCATCCGTATTTTGTGCAACCAATTTCACAAGCTTTTGCCCGGAAGCATTTTCGCCTTGAATAATTGCTTTTACATATACAATTCCATTCATATTTTCCGGCTTGCAATATGCTTCTTCCGTATGGATTTCATCAATTATCGGGAGTCCTATTTTCAAACCATCCGCCGCATGCGCCGCCTGCTCCGCCGCCTGCGCTAAACTGGAATCAAACTTTTTGATTGCTTCAATGCAGGAATCCGCAAAATTGCGGCAGGCTATACGAAGCCTAAATGAAGCAAAACTAAAAGTTTTTAATATTTCCGGAAATTCTCTTTTTACATATTCCGCAATGATATCGTTTTCGCTCATGCTTCGCCCTCCTGCTCCTGCGCCGCGCCTGCGTCTTTTTCTAACTGCTCCGCCGCCTGTATTAATTTTTCAATATCAATCGTTTTGTATGTTTCAACGATTTGTTTTACATATTCACTACATATCGAGCCAACTTTAAAAATTATGAAATCTATGGAATTTAATATTTCCGGGCGGTTTATCTTTACATATTCCGAAATGATATCCCTTTCATGCTTTGTTCGCATATTCTCCGAATTAATCGAAAGAATTTCATCAACTAATTCATTAATATCAACAAGCGTTTCGCCGTTGCATTCTTCCGATTTCTCGATATTGTTCAAAATGCTTTTTATATCTTCCGCAACCTCTGCGATTTTCCTCATGCTTCTTCCTCCTCTATGAATACTGCTTCAATGTGATCTTCTCCACATACGCCGCAACAAGGGCAAATACATTCATTTATATCTCCGCCATTGTTATTTTTAACAATGAAAATCGAATCGCATGCATTGCAATGATTCATTCCATTATCAATAAGATTTTCTTTGATTTCTTTGTATTCTGCTTTTGTAACAATCATTCTTCGCCCTCCTGCTCGTTATCTTCTACTATGTAATTGTCAATTCTTAAAATATTATCTATTGGGATAATTGATAAAGTGACTTCGCCGGATCCATCCACATTTTTAAAAGCAAACGCGCTTCCGGAAAGTAAATCAACTTTATTGCATTTGTGATCAAAATTTTCCCATGAACCATTTTTCATAATGCAAACAAAATAATTTTCCATAATCATTCGCACTCCTTTTCCATCGCCTGCAATGCCGCTTCTGCTTCTGATTTCAGTAAAAACCACGTTTTGCCGTATTCACTGCCCCGAACATTGCAAAAGCCATCGCATGTATTAAGCAAATAACCGTTTTTTATGAAAACAACATTGCAAACGATTTGTTCGTAAACTCTGTTATTCTTCTCATAATGATTGAGTTTATTAAGCTTGTAATTTACAAGGCTAGGAACAACAAAGATCGGTTCGCCGATGCTACAAGGCAGGCGAAGCAACAAGCCTTGTTCCTCTGCATCTTCATAATCTGCTAATTTTTCAACGGCTTCGCCCACTAAATAAAAACTTTTTGCGCCGCGCGTTCCTTCTTGTTCTGTAATCTGTGTATATCCTTTAATAGAAATTGTGGTTGTTTCTTCATCCGGTTTGAAAAACTCAAATCGTCTTTTAAAAGTCAATCTCCCCATCCTTTGCCCCTCCTTTTTTTGCGTTCCTCGTATTCTGATGCACATGCTTCGCAATATTTTCTTGCCTTGGTGCATAACTTTTCTGTATCTGTCATTCCGTCTTTTTCGAAGGTAGTGCAACAATCTTTTTTGCAAAGAATGCAAGGGCACTTGCCCGTATATGAATGGCAATTAGTTATCATTTCTCCACCTTTCCGGATGCAACGAATGCATAATATTATATTGCATTTGTAAAAATGCTTCCGTTGCCCTTGTTTACTGTGTTTGTGGGCGTTTTTTATGCCCGAATACTTTTTGCAAAAATCGATGTGTTTTTGCGGCTTTTATTCTTCTTCCGAATCCGTTATTTCGATTTCAACTGTAATCTTTTTCATTCTGCGCCCTCCTATAAAACACCAGCTTCAAACAATTTTTTAAAGATTGCTTCGATAACTGCCACAACAATGCTGTTGCCTGCTTGCTTGTATAACTGCGTATTGCTGTTCACAAGGGCGGCTTTTTCAAAATCTGCATCATCGAAATTCATCAAGCGGAAGCATTCAAGCGGCGTATATTTGCGCAATCGCAATTCGCTATCAATAACGCCTTCATATCCTAAGCCGCTTTGAACATTTGCAACCAAATTTCGGGATCCTTGTTTGTGTATCGATGCCCTTAATGCTCCGGCAATTTGTTTGCCCCTTGTAGTACATGGAAGATTGCCGGAATCTAAAACAACTGCTTGTTGTGGCGATGTGGTCAATGTTTGGGCGATTTGCTTTCCGACCCTTCCCCGGCGTGTTTTGCTGTTGGGATGTTCAAGATTGACGGAATCCCCTTCATATGCTTCCGAATAACCTTGTTTTGTGGCTTCACGGACAATTAAACATTCCGAACCGTCTTTGTAATATCTGGCGGTTATAGTCGGGGATATTTCATCTTCGTTTTTGACAACAAAGCCGAATCCATTTCCTTTTTCGATATGCCGTTTTTTTCTCTCAATCAATCCATTTAATGCGGTTTCGCTGATATAATATTTTTCATCAACGGAATCTTCCAAAATATTTTTCAATGTCAATTCCAAGGGGAATGCTTCGGGGAAGCAAAAAGATTTTGTATCTATATCTTTTCTAATGCTAATGATGAACACTCTTTCCCGATTCTGCGGAATGCCGAAATTCTTTGCATTTAATACTTTAAAATAATTGTTATATCCGGCGCGTTCCAATGAATCCAAAACAATTTTGAATTGCTCCGAAAATTTATTTGAAGTAAGATTTTTAACATTCTCCGCAATCGCAACTTTCGGTTTAGTTTCTTCGATGATGCGCAATGCATCAAAAAACAGTCCGGATCTTGTTTGCGTTCCATCGGCATTAAATAATCCCTTTTGTTTGCCTGCGTTGGAAATGTCTTGGCATGGAAAACCGTATGTAATTAAATCGATATCCTTCGGAAGCTCCTTTTCGTTGATTTTGGTTATATCCCCGAAATTCATTGTTTCCGGTACGTCATGAATTGCACAATATGAAGCGGCGGCATATTTATCAATTTCGCTGAATCCTGCCAACTCATAAGAAACGCCTAATCTGTCAAGGGCTTTTTCAAATGCCCCTATTCCACTAAACAAACTAAAATACTTCATGCCCCGGCCCTCCTATTCACTCATAAACGCCGGAATCTGCAATTCCTTGTTTTTGTACTCGTTTTCGATGCCAAGAATCACTTGCGTATGAATCGGGCAATATTCCGCATGTAACATTTGATTTTTTAACACTGTGAATCGTGTTTCGATATCCTTTAACCGGGAATATTCTTCAACGGAAATTCCAATCATGGGCGTTGCCGCTTCTTCAAGGTTTGCTTTGATATTTTCATTATTCTGCATTGTTTTTTCCTCCTAATTTTCAATAACTCTACTTGCCCACATATCCGCAAAATGCAGGATCATATATAAGGGCGTTTCATGGTTCTTGATGCTCTGCAATTCGCCGTATAATCCATTGTGATAGAGGATTGCAAATTGCTCCTGCTCCGTTAATTGGATAAACTGCGAAGCGATTGCAATGCTTCTTACTTCGTGCGGTATGTATAGCAAATCTTTGTTGGTTTCGAATGCTACCGTTTCGGGATCTCCCTCGATGATTTTCATTTTGTAATTTGGTTCGCCGAATTGCCCGGCTTTGCCCAAATCGTGCAGGATGGAAGCAATAACGATTCCATTGACGAAATCAAATGATAATTTCTGGGGATCCTTTTTATATAATTCGCTTGCAATGCCAATCGCAACCCGAAAAACATTCAATGAATGCTCCGCCAATCCGCCCGGCTCTGCCAAATGATAGTGGCTTGAACATGGCGCATCGAAGAATCCGTTCTTCTCCATCCATCCGATTAAATCTTCAATGCCTTTTCTTTCTGTGGCTCTTAAAATGCCGATGATTCTTGTTTTGGTGTCCATCTTCCCTTACTCCTTATTTTTTTCTATTGCCCAAATAAGACAATGCGATCAATGTTACACAAATAATCAATGTGATTTGCACGCTGTTCGCCATTCCTGCGCCCTCCCTTCAACTCGTTGCCCTTGCATTCTGCAACATGATCTTTTGCAAAAAACTTTCCGTTGCGGCTTTGACGTTCTGTGTTGCCGCCTTATCTTTTGAATGATCGGGAACATGCACCCTTACTTTTGCGCATTCGCTACGCATCCCCGGATCCTTCATAGATCTTCAAACCTCCTTATCACTTGTCAAGTGCGCTTTTTGGCAAAAAAAATTTTCGCCGGATCTTTTATCGAAAGCAAATCAATCATGCTTTCGATTTCATCACTTCCGAAAACCCCTTTTTTCATCTTTGCATAGAATGTTTTCGGCGATATCTTCAAATGATTTGCAACGTCTTTTTGCGTCAAATCTTTTGAAATAATAATTCCTTTTAGCTGTTTTGTATCAATCATTTTACCACCTCGCAATATTTCCGCACTTGTGAAGTGCTTTTTATTACTTTTCAGTATAATACATTTTTTGCCCTTGTCAAGTGCTTTTTTTCTTGCAAAGGGTAATTTTTGTGCTATAATGATTTTGAAAGGCAGGTGTGAAATAATGACAAAAGGCGATAGAATACGGGAATTGAGGGAATCAAAGGGATTGACACAAGAAGAACTTGCGAAGTTATTAAATACTAAACGGCAAACGATTTCGAAGTATGAAAAAGGGATTGTAACAAATATCCCTTCGGATCGACTTGAAGAAATCGCGGAAATTTTGGATTCTTCCCCCGAATATATTCTTGGATGGGAAAGTGTACAAAAAAACAACGATGCCCTTGTGGGCATCGTTGATCGGTTGATGGATGATCCTTCGGAATCAAAATTGTTCGAAAGAATTTTGAACGATCCCGAATTTCATTCTTTGATAAAAACGCTTTGTGAACTTGACGCAAAACAAATTGCAGGATTCAAGCAAATGTTGGAAAGTTTCAAGACGATTTAAAAATTCGCTTTTCAAGTAATTTGCAAACGAAGTCCAACAATTCCAAATCCGCAAGATCCAATAATTTAATGATTTTTTGCTTGTACGATTCTTTCACATGAACCACCCTTTCATTTTACCGTACCGGAGAAGAACGAATGTTCGTCAATAGTTATAATTTTATTATAAATAGCAAAAATCGACATAACAACAAGAAAAGATTGGAAAATTTCAAACAATATCGACAAATTTTATAAGAAGGAATGAAAGAAAATTATGGATGTATATGCACTCTATTTACGAAAAAGCCGCGCGGATATCGAAGCGGAAAAATTGGGAGAAGGCGAAACGCTGAAACGCCACCGGGATATTTTAACGAAGCTAGCGGCGCGTCAAGGTTTATACGTTGGCAAGGTATTTCAAGAAATTGTTTCCGGCGAAACGATTGCGGCACGCCCACAAATTCAACAATTGATTCAAGAATGTTACGATGGGAAATATCGCGGAATTATCATCATTGATGTGGACCGACTTTCGCGCGGAAATCAAGGGGATATGCAAATAATAATGGATTGCTTGAAGTATTCAAACAATCGGGATGGGCTTCTAGTTGTAACGCCTACGAAAACATATGATGTTGCACACAATGCCGATGATGAAGAATATATGGAATTTGTGCTTTTCATGTCACGCCGGGAATATAAAACAATCCAAAAAAGACTTGAACGCGGCAAACGGCAAGCGGTTGTTGAAGGAAATTACATGGGCGCATATCGCCCTTATGGATACGATATTGTTAAAACAAAAGCATTCCGAACGCTGAAACCAAATCCGGAAGAAGCCCCAATTGTCGAAAAAATATTCCGTTGGAAAGTCGAAAACAATATGACACCGGGCGAAATAGCGCGGAAATTAACAAACTTGAATGTTCCCACATATACCGGGGATCCGGAATGGAGTGCATCCAGTATCAAAGCAATGCTAAAGAATCCCATATATTGCGGCAAGGTGCGATGGAATGATCGAATGTCTATTAAATCAATGGTAAATGGGGAACTTGTGAAAACGCGCCCCCGGTCAAATCATACGGCGCATTATATGGAATATGAGGGCAAACATCCGGGGATTGTATCGGAAGAAATGTTTGTTGCCGCAACCAAGGATTTCAAGAGCGACAAAACAAAAGCAAATCTAAATTTGCAAAATCCCCTTGCCGGATTGCTTGTGTGCCAAAAATGCGGTTATACAATGGTTTATTGCGGATATACCAACAAAGAAAACGTGCAACCGCGCATCAATCATCGACCATCCCAAAAATGCAAGGTTAAATCTGCAACTTTGGCGGATATTATGGATGCATTCGTTTACGGCTTGAAATTGAGCATCGATGATTTTCAAGTAAAGGTTGATAATACCGGGATTGTTGATGAAGATGATATTTTAAAACAAATTCAAACTTTGGAAAAGGAAAAGAAGAAAATCGAAAAAACGCTTTCAAGGATCTTCGATGATTATGAAGATGGCGTTTACACTGCGAACGAATTTGTTCAAAGAAAAGCGAAGCACAATGCCCGGTTGGAATCAATCGAAAAAGAAATTGCGGAACTTGAAAACACAATCCCGGAAAAAACCGAATATGAAGAACGGATTTTTTCATTGTATCAAGCTTTGGACATGCTAAAAGACAACAATATCAATGCAGACTTAAAAAATGAGTATTTAAAAGCCTTCATTGATAAAGTTGAATATAGCCGCGAAAATGGCGAAGAGTTTATTTTAGATATCTATTTCAAGTGATATCGGCGCATGATCGGATCCCATGATATTTGTTTGAATATCGGCGGCAATAATGCGTTCTTTTAATTCCTGCGAAGCAAGAAAATAATCGATTCGCCATCCGGCGTTTTTCTCTCTTGCTTTAAACATATAAGACCACCACGAATATTTGATTTCGTCCGGATGCAGGAATCGGAAGGAATCGACAAAACCCGAATCAAGCAACAATTGAAGCTTGTTGCGCTCTGCATCTGTGAACCCGGCGTTGTTTCGGTTGGTGCTAGGATTCTTTAAATCTATGGGCATTGCGGCACAATTCAGATCGCCGCAAATTATTATTGGCTTTGATATGTATGATGGATGTGCTTCATTTACTGCACATCCATCATATATATCGACAAAAAGAAAGGAAGATATATATGCGCGTTGTATGGAAAGATAGTGCGGTTGCGAAAACTTGCCCCCCTCTAGTGTATAGAAAAATTACTATTAAACGATACGAAACCGAAACAATAAAAGGTTGGATAATTGATGGAGATCGAAACATTTACGCAAGCCAAGATTGCGCAAGAAATGCAATCAATAAAGCTTTGGGCGGCAAACCAAGGAAAGACGGATCACGCCTTGCAGAAGCCGGGATAAAAATTGTTGGTGTAATGGATGAAACGCCGGGATCCTAACCCCCCGGCGGCTTCTTGTCCTGCTTCAAATTCTTAAAATCTCGAATAGGTATATAATACCATATACATAATTTTTAGTAAATAAATATAGGGGCATTTTGCCCTTTCTATATTTCCAAATTCCGGAAACTGTGATAATATAATCGCAAAAACCGGAGGAAATAGAAACATGGGCTTTTTCAAATCTTTATCGAATTTGTTTACAACCGAAACGGCGAAGCCGCAACCAATCGCAACCATCCAAACCGCCGCCGATGCGAATGAAAAGCGGCAAAATTATAATGTAACTGGCATTTCGCATTATACGAATAATATTTTGAAATTGGCAATCAAAAATCCGGCGTATGCTTTGAGTAAAAAAGAAATCATTGCAAAGAAATTATGCGATCAAAAAATTTTTGAATATAGCTTTGCGCCCCAAAAAACCGAATTGATCCCCGAACCCACGAACCCCCATGATCCAAACGCAATTAAAGTTGTTATTGATGGGCTACTTGTGGGATATGTTAAAGCCGGATCATGTACCCGAATTTTAAAATTGATGAATGAAAACCGGATTGCCGGGATTGTGGGCGAAATTTACGGCGGAAATTATAAAATGATTTATGATGATGAATTGATAGCGGAAAAAGGAAGTTTCAAAATCAGAATTTCAATAATTGAACAATAAAAAAGGGAAGGCGTGTTTTGCCTTCCCTCTTCGCTTCGTATTTGTCCCATATTCGATTTTTACGCCTGCCCCCTAATTTTCCCCCACTCATGCCATTAAAACGGCAGGAAGGCGGCAAAATGGAAGCCACGCCGGGCAATTATGCCTTTTCCGTATACTTCAAACAAATCCACCCTGCGCCGGATTTCAATTTGCCCCATCCGGATTTTTCTTCAACAATGGTATACACTTCCCCGGCGCGAACAACTGTGTTGATTTTGTGCGCCATGCCTGCGCCTGCGCGAACATTCAAGGCGGAAGCCGTTATTTTGACCAAATAAGCCCCTTTTGCCGCCGCTTCGGGCTTTTTATCGGCTTCGGGCTTTTTGTTGCTCTGTGCCGCCCCTGCGCCTGCTCCTGCGCCCTTGTATGCGATGCCCAAATGCTCCAAGATCGCCTTCGCATAGGCAACGCCGAACGCCTTTTGTTCTGCAACTGTATCGCCGATATTATTATCTGCATCATTATCCACAAAGAAGGATTCAAATAAAACGGCGGTCATGTTCGTGCCCTTAATAAATTTCAAGTGCATGCCGCTTTTGATTCCCCGGCTATTCTGCCCCATCGCTTTAATGTGCTTTTCTGCAAGCCTTGCAAGGTTCATCGCATCCGCATTCTTGAAATTGCAAAATGCTTCGAATCCATCGCCGCCGCCTGCATTGATATGAAATGAAACGGCAAGATCTGCGCCGCTTGCGTTGGCTTCCTTTACCTCCTGCGAAACCGGATCATTTTCATCGGTTGTCCGGGAACAAATAACCTTTACTTTGTGCGCTTCCAATACCTCTTTGCAGGCAAGCAAAACGCGCAAATTGATATCTTTTTCCTTCATGCCATATGCAACCGCGCCGGGATCGCTTCCGCCATGCCCTGCGCTCAAAAATACTTTTGCCATCTTTTTTCCCTCCGTTTCTTCTCCGGATGCAGGATCATATTTTGTCAGATCATATTTTTCAATGACTTTCAAAAGGTTTTCAACATACTTCAAGGATGTTGCATATCCTGCCGCCTTGATTTTCTGCAAATATGCTTCCGGATCCGTTTCGCCCTTCAAGCTTGCATAATTGGGAATGTTGATAAAATCAAAATATCCCTTTACGCCTGCATCCATATCCGGGAACTTGAACCACTTCATAACACTTGATGAATATGTGCCATCTGCATTTTGTTCGGATCCCTCTTTGATATAATAGCCACTGGAAGAAGGGCAACGCCCTTTTCGCCATTTCAAGCCGAAAAAATTGAAAACGCGCGCAAGCTCCGATTCGCCGGAAGCTGATTCAAGAACCGCCTGCGCAATGATGGGCGAATAAACCAAAATTTCATATTGCGGCGCGTATTTCTTCACGCATGCCGCAATCTTTTTGATAAATGCCGCATTTCTCATGTTTAACCCTCTCTTTCGTGATCCGCCGGGCTTTCAAGTTTATCTTTTACCGTTGTAAGAAGCGAAACGATCCATTTCGGCATAATTTCGGGATTTGCGGCGTATAGGTTTTCACAAATCGAAATTGATTCATTCAAAACAATATAAAAGCTGATAATCATTGAAAACGGCATCGCAAATGGCAATGTTACGTTCACATATAAAAGCGTATAAGGGATAAACCAATCAAGGAAGAACCCGAAAAACATGCCCACAAGCAAGGCAAGCTTTTTGAAGAAGCCTTTTTGACATTTGGAAGAACTCCAAGCATCGTTTTCACTAACCTTCGCTTTAATAAGCCCGGTAACAAAATCGAAAACGATTGCAACGGAAACAAGCGCAATCAAAACGCCGTATTGCTCGAAAAATGTGGTTATAAGTCCGAAAAGAATTGAAAGAAGCCATTTGATTTTTTCCATGTTTTTTACCTCCAATAAAAAAGGGATCGCAAATTGCAATCCCTTGTGTGTATTTTATAAAGTTGCTTCAAGATCGTTTATTTTGTTGCGCATTGCCTGCCGTTCCTCATGCAATGCCGCCGCATCATAAGGGGCAGGAAGATCATTCAAGGCGTATTCATAGCATTTAATGATCTGATAATCGGATGCCGCGATTTCTGCCTTTAGATCGCTGATTTCCTGCATGATTCCGGCAATGCGCGCCGCTTCTGCCGCTTCTGCTTCTGCTTCCGCGCGTTTGGCTTCGATTGCCGCCCATTTCTCCGCATCAAAAACATACTTTTCTTTTATGTATTGATAGCATTGCATTTTCTCCGGATCCTCTTCATCCGGAATGGAATTTACAAGAACGCTTTCGGGCTTTCTTACTATGTCGGAAATGTCCTTGATATAATTTTTTTCATCAAGCATAATTGCATACATTGGTTTGCCCTCCTTTTCTTTTTGTTTCGTGATTTTATTATTGTTTTTTGTGATTTACAATCATATTTTGGAATGTTTAAAAAATACCATGCACTTGCCACCATTGTTTTTGCGTAATTGTTGTAACTGGTTGGGCGGTTACGTTGCCGGATGCATCTATGCGCATCCTTAAGTTATGGCTACTTGATCTCGCATGTGCAATAAAATATATTTCGCCATTGTTCCACCCTTCAATTTTTCCTATTTCAATATTTTGATGCGCTAAAATATCCGAGTTTTGCATCAATGTAATGTGAAGTTTTACTATACCCAATTTTTTGTAATATTTAATACTGCCGCAATTGATTTGCTCAAATGTGGTATCTGCACTTTTGGTAAATGTATAATTTGTATAAATTGTATTATCGCAAATAGACATTTTTTTCCTCTCTTTCGTACATTTTTATTTATGCTTTTGTTATCCGAATCCGTTCAATAATCACATCATTAATCGGCGCGGCGGAAACGGAAAGAATAATCTTTTCATCCGCCTGCGTTGCCTTATAATCAAAATTTGTTCCCGGCGCGAAATTCAATACAATATCGCACGTTTCCGCATTTCCGGAGATTAATCCGCTTTCTATTTCATAATAATAACCGGAATTATCTTCATTAAGTATCCAATCGTTTATTGTGATCGTCCTGCCGCCGATAACATAGGTTGTTAAAACAATAGGCATATCGCAATCGCAAGGGGCGATAAAATCGCCGCCGGAAATCTCAAATTCTGCAAAATCCGAAATGCCATGAAATGAAATAATCTCCGCCCCGGATGCATCATATAATTTGATATAACGATCATTTTCACATTTAACCGCAACTTCGCATTCGTAAGTTACGCCGCAATGAATTACATTCATTTTTTACCCTCCTAATATGAAGGAACGCTTGCTTGCGATCCCATGAATATTTTGCCGCCTGCTGATGTGATATAAAGCGTTGAAGCCATTGAAGAAACAACGCTTTCAAACGATGCGATTCCGCCGGATGCAGAAATGCCATTGTTGTTTTTGCTTCCGCTTAATGTGCCGATATAAAGTTGCGCCGCAAAATTGCATACAACGGCATTTGTACAACTATTAACCGTTACATTCCTACAAGAAAAGCGGCTTCCGTATGAAACAAACACGCCGTTTGTTGATCCGTTGACGGTAAGCGGACATTGAAAAATTGCATTTGCTCCGCGATGGCATCTGAATCCGTATACATTGCCGGATGCGTTCAATGTCAATGAAGTGCCGTTGACGATAACATCCGCTTCATACAATACAAAAGATTTCATAACTACTTCGCCAAGATCAAAACGAAGCGTTCCGCCATAAAATCCGGCAACCTCCACATTCTCCGCATATGTACCGGATGCAATATTGATCGTAATTTCCTTATTTGCAAGATCCTTCGAAATGCTATCAATCGCATGTTGAATCGTTGCAAATGGGCGATCCTCTGAACCGTTGCCGGATGCATCGTTGCCGCTTGTGGCAACATAGATTGTTGCATCCTCTTTGATATAGCCGATTGATTCCAATTCGGAAGCGAAATTTCCGATTCCATTCATTGATTTTGTAAATGTTGCGAAGGGCAATTGATAAATGTTGCCGCCTGCCGCAATATCCTCTTGCACAATTTCCGGATAATCTGCCGGGGCTGTTAATACCTTGAATGCGCCTTGATTGAACTCGTTGTTCGTATTTGTAACCGACATATCAATTTCAAATACAAGGCGGCAATATAATGTTCCGGTTGTAACAACTGGCGTTGTGACGGTTTCCATTGATGATACTTCGATCATTCTGTTTGCGGCGAAAAAACGCCCCTTCGCAATATAAATATCATCAATGCCGAAAGTCATTTCAAGCCCTTCGGATCTGCCCTTTCTGGCCTTCAAAAAAATGCCGTAAATGTGGGAATCGTCACTTGAAGAAACGGTTTGTTTCGAAAATGTAATTCCGCGAACTGCCATTGTTTTATTTCTCCTTTCACTTCAATTTGTCCGTTAATGTCACTTTTAAATTGCCGAACTTCACAAGCACAAGATCCGCATCATCGGAAAAGGATATGCCGGAAATAATGCTTTCTTTTACGCCTGCCGCCGTTTTGATTGTCACTTCATGCCCCACATATAATTCATTTAGTGGATAAAGCTTTGAATTTGCGAAAATATTCGCTTCAACTAAATGCGAATAGGAATTATTGCGAAATTCATTTGTTACTGCTTCAATCATTTCTTCTTCGGTTTCCGTTGCCGAATAGAACGAAGAAACAATACCATCAACGCGCCTTTCGTCTACTTCGGAAATGGTTCGATTTGTGTGCAAATAGAACGTGCGCAAGCTTTCTTTTTCTGTTAGTGTATTAAACCATTTGACATTCAATTTTGATAATGCCTTGACTTCGTATGTCTCTTTGTATGTGTCAATGTCCGTCAATGTTGTATCAATATTCAATGCCGTTTGTTCTTTTTTATAAATCACGATATTCAATGCGGTTTTCGTAAACTCGAAATCAAGAAAAATTCCGTATTGCTGTTTGATGTTTCCAAGGTATGTTTTGAAATTATAAATGCCATCATCGGCAATCGGCTTCGAATTGATTTTCGTATGCGTCAACACTCTGCAATTTATATATGTCATATCAATAAAAGCATCGCCGGATTGCGAAAAATACTTCCGGATAGTTGCCGCAACAAAATCTTCGATTCCGGTTTCTTTGATGATCTCCGTATCGGCAAGAAAGATTTTTCGATCAAAGATTCTTTCAATCTCCAAGCATGAAATCGTATGCATGTTTTCGCCTTGGATATTATCAATCTTTTCGATGATTCCTTTTAGCTTGATATCTTTGCCATCCTTCAAAACAACAAAATCATCGGCGGAAGCTTTCGGATTGCATGCAATGACGATTTTTGATTTGCCGCCAAGATCCAAATCGTGCCCGACCGAATATGAATTGACTTCAACACAATTTAAAAGGGAAAAATCCTTTTGTGAAATGAAATAACATAACATATCAAACAACCTCATACATTTTATATACTGTTAATGAAATGATGTTTGTGCTTGCACTGGAAGAAGAAAAAACAATCTTGCTATCTCCAACCGGGATTTTGAAAAAATTATCCTTCGTAATGTCCAACAAATTCATTAAATTCGTTTCTTTCTTCCCGGAAACAAGCGTTGCTTCAAGCATTCCATCGCGCGAAGAATATCGCAAATATTCCCCTTCCTCGATGGCAACCGGAAATTCTACTTCGTAAAATACTTTGCCATTCTTCACGATCTGAATTGCAGGATTTACACAATAGCCGTTAATGATACAATCGAAAGGGGCTTCCACATGCCCGGAATTGTCGATCATTGTTTCATATGTTCCATAATCGCTATATGTGAAATCGTATTGATAATCGTATCTTTTTTCGTTGGCATCTGCTTCGAATATAAAGCGGCTATTGTTGCGCAAATAATAAAGCGATTTGCATGCAAATTTTATTGTGATCGGAAGTGTGCCCCCGGTTCTTTCGGTCTTGCCTGCTTCCATAATGTCAATATCGCGAATATATTCTTTCCCATCGCCCGGATCATATACAAGATATAATTCGGATGCGGCGGCGCAAAAATCATAAAATTCTTTGAATTTCTGACTTGCGCCCGGATCCATAAATTCTATTTTGCCGCCAACGGTTGATTGCTTGACTTGCATTTTTTTATTTCTCAAAAAAGAATTTCCTATGCGAATATATGTTGCATCATGCTTGATCCCCAATCCGGAAGGATCAACCATATACACGCGATTGCCCCACAAGGAAAAACGCTCATTGTATTCGTTTTCAACATAAAATTTCCGCATTTTTTAACCTCCTAGAGCAACGCGCCCAAACTCTTATTCATATAATCAACAAATTGGGATTCCCCGATGTGGACAACGCCTTCTTTTTGCAGGATTGCCGCCAACAAATCAATCATAACATCAAGTTTCGATGCCATTTCTTTATAACCGATGGGATCGCCGTTGTTTGTTAATGGTGTAACCCTTGCGCCCTGCGGCAAATTGATTAATTCCGCCCCGGCTTCTCCCACAATTGCGGATCCGCCTTCGATTGCTGTGCCGCCGCCTGCCAAATAAGGAATTTCCGGCGTGTCTACATGGGAAATATCAAATCCAAATGATGTAACTCCGGTTGCTTTTGTTACCCAATCCGGAACATCAACTTGCAAACCGTTCAATACATCGATCACACTATTAACTCCGGAAGTTACACCGGAGATCATGCCGTTAATAATTCCGATAATTGTATTTACTGGATTTCGCACAATGTCAATCATTCCATTAAAAATATTTGACAAAATGTTTTTCACATTCTCGAACGCCGCCGACCAATTCCCGGTAAATACGTTACTGATGAAATCAGTTATATTTGTGAGGATGTTCGTTAAAATATTTTTCACATTATTAAATGCCGCCGACCAATTGACGGTAAACACATTTTGAAGGAACGTGATAATATTGTTGAAAACATTCGTTAAAATGGTTTTCACATTTTCAAATGCCGCCGTCCAATTGACGGTAAACACATTTTGAAGGAACGTGATAATATTGTTGAAAACATTCGTCAAAATGTTCTTCACATTTTCAAACGCCGCCGACCAATTCCCGGTAAATACATTTTGAAGAAATGAAATAATATCCGAAAATACGCTTTGCATGATCGCAATTTGATTTTGCACGAATGCAACGGCAATATTTACAACATTTGTGATTACGCTTGTTACATTCTCGAATTGTTTTTGCCATTGTGCAAGAACAACTTCCGCCAAATAGACAATAATTTCAATCAATGGCGGCAATACTGCGCCCAATAATTCAACAAGCGGCGTAATCAATGCCATGCATAATTCAATCAAGGGGCTTAATAAATTTATGATCGGCTGAAGCAATGACAAAATCGGCGTGATTAACTGAATCAAAATCGGCAAAACCATGTTCACAATCTGCAAAATTGGCGGAAGCAACATGTTAATCAAATTAAGAAAAACCGGAAGAATTGCTTCGATTATCTGCGTAAATAACGGCATTAATGCAGAAATCAACGAAGAAACCAACGGTAAAACAGTGCTTACAATTTGCATGATTGGCGGAAGCAATGTTGAAATCAATTGCATCAATGGCGGAATCAAACTTTCGAACAATTGCGCAATAACTGGCGTTACTTGTGCGAATAGTGATTCAATCATTGGCATGTTGTCTTGTATCAACTGTACAAACTGCATAATGATCGGAATCAAGGCATTGCCAAGGGGAAGAAGAAGCGTTTCGAAATTGCGCTTCAAGCCCTCGATCATGCTTCCAAGATCATCATATTTGATATCGTTAATTTCTGTTAATGCATCTTTTGTATTACTGATTGCGCCTTCTGTATCTGACATGGCAAGAATGGCATCTTCGCCGAGATCTTCCCACATAGTGCCCATCAATTGTTGTCCGAGTATGTAACGCTCGTTTTCATCCTCAACGCTCTGCAATGCCGCAAGAATCTCTTGCGTTGCCCCCTGCGCTTCTTTTCCTCCGGCGGCGTATTTTTTATTCACTTCTGCCACATTCAAACCAAGCTTTTCAATAGCCTTGTTTGCTGTGCCGTCCTGCATGCGAATATTAAATTCCTTCGCCGCATCGCCTAATTTGTCGATGCTCCATGTGCCGGATTCTGCGCCGTTTGCAAGCATGTTGAACATATCTTCCGCGGAATAGCCCATTTGCGAAAATTGCACGCCGTATTCGTTCAATACATCAAGCATATCGCCGTTTTGGTTCAATCCGCTTTGTGCGCCCTGCGCAATCAAATTATAGGCTTCTTCGCCGGATATGCCGAACTGATCCATTAAAGAATTTGCCGCCCGGACACTCTCGGAAACTTCAAAATCAAACGTATCGCGAAGCATCAAAGCATTTGTTGTCATTGCTTCCAACTCTTCCGCGCCCATGCCCTCGCCCATAATCCGTTTGACTTCGCCCATTGATGCCGCAATATCTTCAAATGATTCGCCGTAATTGGCTTTGTAGATATTTAACATTGCATCCTCATATTTGCCCAACTCTTCAACGGCTGTTCCGGTTGATGCCGCGAAATCATTCATTGCCGTATCAACATCCGTTGAAACATTAATCGCGGCTGTGCCTACCGCAACGGCGGCAGATGCGGCGGCGGTTGCAATGCCTGCCGCCCATTTCCCGGCGGTTGATATTCCATTGATGAAGGAATCCGCAAGTTTATTCGATTTTTCTTCCGTTTTGGAAATACTGTTTTCCGCTTCGCTTGAATCAACAAAGATTGATCCCATCAATGAAAAAATAGATAATGCCATTGCCGCACCGCCTTTTTATTTGAACTTCTTTTTTATTTCTTCTATTTCTGCCATGCATTCATATACCGGGCGGCGGTCAATATTTCTTCCGGTCACTTTATCAAGGTAAGAATCAAAGGAAACAAAGTTTTCCTTCGTCATGTGGGGAAGCTGAACAACCCATTGCAAGAAAAAGCGGTTTTCCTGCTCCTTCTCCTTTGCCTTCGCAATAATCCGCATTGCCGTTTCGATATCTGATTGCATTATGTATTCTAAATTTCCGTATCTGTGCAGTAGCAAATCGATTATTTCTTCGGAATCAATCGCACTGCACGTTTGAAAAAACTTTTCCACTTCTCAAAATCCGCGACTTGCTCCAACTTATCAAACAAATCAAGCGGATCCATGTGCTGAACATCTTCCCATGTGCATTCGAAGATGTTTGCAATAAAAACATAAATTTCTTTTTCTGTGTTCTGATGCATTGCCTTTTCGAAAATGCCAAGAATCAAATCAACACCAAAATCAATTTTGATTTTCTTTCCGGCGTTTTCCTCTGCACGCTTTGCAATTTCTAAAATCTCTTCTCTAATACCGATTTTTGAAATCAATCTTCCTGCTTCAAACAAATCTCTTGTTTCCAAATTTCTCATTTTCTTAACCTCCGACTAATTTTGAATAAATGAAAAGGGAACGGATGGTTTCCGTTCCCTCTGCTACTTTATTAACCTTGTGCGCCTGCCGTTTCGGACAATGCCGGGTACATCGCTTTAAGGGATGTAAGCATTGTTAAAGCGTTCATAGAAAGTTTTGCAACCTCTCTATCGATGGAAAGGCGATCTTTAACCGGGCCTTTATCTCCATCTGCTCCGATTTCCCGGAACTCTCTTTCTACCTTGAAAGATCCGCCGCCCCTGCAAAGTGCAACATCTGTTCCATCGATTGCAAAAACGCCCAAACCGAGAAGAATTTCTTTTGATCCGGAAACAAGCTCCCCATCAATTTCAATCTTCCAAGGGCAAAGTGTTGTTTCGTCTGCTTGCTTGTCTGTGTTGTTATAACATGCGGTAAACTCGATTGCCGGAACAACCTCGTTTTTCTCTGCAAGCGTCCATTCAAGATTTCCCATGTTGATCGCATCATCCAACGTAATCTTGCAGGCGTTGCCGCCCTTCGTCTTTCCGATCCATGTCAAAGAATGAAAATCAGTGGAAGCAATGTTTCCGCCGTTTCCGGTAATTACTTTTGCCATGTCTTAACCTCCTATTGAATAATTTTGTATTTGAAATTTTAATTGCCTGCGAATCAATGTTTTATCTTCATCATCAATCGGCTTGCGGCTGATGCGGTAAAATGTCGGAAGAACTTCTTCGTTCGGCATATTCGCCGCATTGAACATCGCTTCTATCTGATCCGCAATTTCTTCGATTTGGGAAGTATCTTTGCCCTTCCCCCAAATATCGATAATGAGAATCAAATCATCCCTGTTGATATCGCCAAGATCGATATTTTCAAAATCATATACCGCATGCGGAAAATCTGCTTTCGCATCCGCTACCCGGTAATAGCTTTTCACAATGGAATTGATATTCGATTGAATAATTTTTCGCAATGCGTTTGTTTTACTCATCCGCGCCGCCCTCGTATTCTTCTTCGCTTATAAGGGATAATGCTCGCGCCTCATCCTCTAAAGCGGAAAGATATTGACTTTCGATTTCAATTATTTTCGCAATGTTATCTTGTACGGCATGCGTAAGCAATGCATGCTTCGTTGTTTTCGATGTGCCTAATTCTTGGAAGCCGCCATAAAAGGCATTTGGCTTCATTCCTACTTGCAATTCGATCCGGCTTTGCTTGTGCTTTACCCAATATTGGGTATACTTCCCAACCCTGCCGGAATGCTTCTTGAAACGATCGTAAAAAGCAATGCGGAATTGCTTGCAAACGTATTTCCCGACATCGCGAAGCGCGGCGCGTGTCAATTCGCGGATCGTGTAATTTACCCGATCAACGCTTTGCGTATACACAACATTTCCATCCTTGC